CACCAACTGTCTACAGGGTTATGAGCCCTGGTCCGTGTAATTGGATCATCCACTCCTGAAACGAACCCCGAGTGATCGGGGATGTAGTCCCAGAAAGGAATAGACTTTGTGATGACTTGATACCGAGGCCGTGCACCCACTCTTTCACGTATCGTGTAGGAGGCGTCCCAGTCCTGTTGCCAGGCTGAAGACTCTGGGTTATCAAGCACGACATCTCGTCGCCTGTACGCTCCACTAAGGAAGCCGACCGCGATTCCGTCCGGATTGAACGGCTTGCTGTCGTCGTCCGGCTCAACCACTTTCATGCGTTTCACCCTGCGTTTGTAGCATCGGTACTTAAACCAGTAGCTGTTGTCAACGCGGGGTTTGGTCAGTTTGAACGGGGCCTTAATGCCTGCGTCGTCCGCTTCCGACAGAGGGATCCGAATATCTTGGATCCATGAATAGAGAAGCGATAACGTGCGCAGGAGTGGGACCCCATGTAGGGCGGACCAACGTGTTAGTCGATTGATTGCAGAGTATACGTGCTGAGGAATTTCAAGGGACGTTACGTACACACCGCGGATGTTTATCCCGCGATAGTAGTCGTGTCCACAAGATTCCCGGAAAGCACCGCTATTGAACGATTTACCTACGTTCACCTGGAACCCAAGTTTGGCGAGCATCCGAATCAGAAACTCGTACGCCTCACGGCGCACGATGATGTCGTCTCCGAACACACCATATTGGGTCTTTGGGCAGTCACATGGGAAACCCATGAGCTGATAGACAGCACGAACCGCGCTCGCGAAGATGACCGTCTGCAGTGGGAAGGTAAAACCATTTCCCATCGTAGAAATCATCCGGAGTGCAACTTCACGACCGTCCGGGAGGACGGCCGTTTCAGAGCGTGACGCCATAATCATCGTCTTTAAAAACGATGGTCGCAGCGCTCGCTTCAACAGTTGCAACCCGATGCTATCGCTTGCACTAATCGAGTCAATAGTCCCAAAGGAACCATCAACACTACCAATGCAAGCGAGCTTCCTGTTGTTGTCAGGCTGGTGGCTTAGGCTAATGCCATAGTACCAACCTAGACGAAACTCGAGAAAGGTGCCAATGGCCTTCTGGATTAACATATTCAGAGAGGCCTCAGTACAGCAAGTTCGGGAGATCTCAGCGTTCTTTGGCGCAAAGAACAGTTTACCACCTCGTACCTTTGTAAACCCGTAAGTTTCGAACCGTTGCCTTTCGGCGTCGGCCCAGAACCCGGTCTCAACCAAGGCGGCCCTATAATACGGAATGAGGTCATAGTTAGTTGTCGACATTTCACCATTAAATAACTTGGTGACCATAGACGAGGCGTCCGCCTTTTGGGCAGCACCTGGACCCACACCCATACCTTCGCGGATACTATCCACGTCAAAGGAGCCAATAGACTCATGAGGTTCAACCGCCACGTTTAAGTGGTATTGAAAGTAGTCCCAGAAACAGGACTCAGCCTCATTCTCACAGGGAAATTCGTAACCACACTCAGGCAAACGCGCGTTGATGCTCTCAAACTTTACGAGAGCAGCAGCGTCCGCGCTAGCCGAAGTGCCGCTAGGACATAGCTTCTTAAGGAAGCATCCTGCAAGAGTAGCTCGGGCGGCACCTCCAGCGTCCATATCGCTATAGACACTAAAGTCAGAGATGCCTTCGAGCTCCAAGTCAGCGAGGAGAGAAGAGTAAAGACTCGCGTAATCACGCATTGTGTCACCTTCCATAACCTACGAAAGAGATTGCCATCCATTGGATAGGCCTCCAGACCAAAGCAGCTGTGAAGCTACTTTGCACGCTTCACAGCGTGCCGGTCGTTACCGAGTCTCCGATGGCGCTCGAAATCTGCGTAAGCAGACCGATATGCGCCGAGAGAGCGGCTCGCAGGCTGAGAGGGTCGGCCAGGTCCGAACCGGCAGGGATGTCGAGTTCGGTCTTGATGAGAGCAGTCTTGTAAGACTGCCCGGCCAACGGCAACACTCCCTTCCGAGTGATCACCTTGTAGGTGTTCATCGGGATGGAGCGCAACACGCCAGTCACCGGATTCACGGGCGCCAGGACCTTGAGGGTCTTAGGCCGGAACATACTCACGGTGAAAGGAGCAGCAACCGAGTGCGCAAGCACACCCGTCTGCGTGCCTCCAAGCGCGGAGACGTAGTACTGCTTTCCGTTGTTGTCGGGATTTGCATCCGCGGCAATCGTGTAAGTCGGACTCGTCAAGCCGGTTTGGGTTGACCCGGTGATGGGGGTCGAAGGGGCGAAAGCCATATAAGGCTCCTAAATTGCGGCGCCGTCGGGATGACGGTTAGCCAGGGTTACGGTGCAATGAAGCACCAGAAGGATCACGGCGCGAGAACAGAACCGCTGTCATGTTGGCGAGTTGGCCCAGCTCTGAAGGTAACTCCAGAGTGAGGGATGGCAAGCCTAGTGATGTTGGAACAGTCCGCGTCATGGTGGTTCTGACACGGGTCAAACTGCCTGTGGTGCCGGAAGACCGCCCTCGAATGTTATATGCCTCTAGTCGCTGCTTGCTTAAGGCTGGATCGACAATGCCCATGGTGGAACGCACGGAACGGTAGGTAACCGTTTTAGCGAACCACTTGACGGACGCGGTCGACGTCACCGACGCTTGCAAGATTTGAGACACGTTCGAGAAGTAATCGACGAGCCAAGACCACGGTACCGCCTCCCAAATCGCTGGAATCCAATTGTTGGGGTTAAACCCAAGTACCTGGAGTAGGCGACTATTTGAGCCGTAATCGGCTACGGGGAGAGCGCCAAGGCCACACACGTATTGCACTCTGCACTCAGTCACAGTCTTAACCGTTACGGTCTCGACGAACCATGCGCTCGGTGGTGATTGATGCGTGACACTGGAAGAACTTGCAGTATCAGTCCCTCGGGCAACTATTCGAGACTTAAGCTTGGGATCACTCCCTTGCTCGTGCTCGAACTTCGCCAACGCTTCGGCCACACCCCTCGTGTCAGATATAAGAGGGGCAAGTCCAAAAGCGTACTCGAGGTATGTCGATGATACAATCCGGGCCCAGTTCGCTACGCGAACCGCCAACGGTCCCTTCAAGCGCCGGTTTTCAAAATCTAACCGGTTAAGATGCTTGTTGGTGAGGTCGACGATTGCCGCTGCCGGACGACTGAACTGTCTCACGACCCCTGAGATCTCCGCCAAGATAGCGGACGAGTTCAGGTGCTGAAGCTCCGCCTCAAGCTTCTTGTAAACCTGAGGCAAAGCGATCGCGTCGGCCTTAACAGCTGACGTACTCAAATGTGACAAATTGGAGTACTCCGTGGGTGAAAATCCACGAAATTCCTCGTAGTATGCCGAGTACGGATGGCCGCTAGGAGGTGGTGTTAGTTGCACGCCAACTGAGCGCACAAACCCCTCTCGTCCAGTAAGAGAGTTTCGATCCGAAGTGAAAGCCGTCGTGGCTGAATTGCCATAACGAATCTTCTCACGCCAGTCTAGACATTTCTCGCCTGTTCGGGAACCTGTAAGGGTCACCGAAAACTTCGTGTTATACAAAGTCGACCAGGGAGCACTCGTAGAACGCTGTCGAAGCGTTTTGAAGAGTGGCACCTGATCCTGAAAATTGCGAGTGTAAGTCATGCTCTTTCCTATCGGAGCCTAAACGATAGCGGACAGCTACCTTGTGTCGTCGCGTTTACTTCCTTACTAAAGGGAAGATTAAGGGCTAAGTGCCCACGTGCCGATTACTTGGTGGC